AGTTTATATTTCAGTACGAGTTGACCGAGCAACAAAGGATAGACTCGAAACCATCAGCGAAGTATTAGGAGTAACCAAGAGTGAGGCAGTACGCAAGGCAATCCTATATTACTTTGAGAACGCAGAAGAGGATTAATAACATGACAATCAGTAACATCATTGGCTTATTACAAACAGCAGTTGGCGTATCATTAGCAGTTGGCTTAGGGTATACAGTAAGCAATTGGTTTAAGACATTGGCTACTTCCGCTAAGAATGAACGTGTCAAGTTTGCATTAACCACGGCTAGTCAAGTAGTATTAAAGGCGCAAGAGCTTATGGGCAATGGTTCAATACAACAATCAGACGCCGTGTCAAAATTCTTGAAGCGTATTAAAGATAATGGGTATGAGAAGTACTTCACAGAGGAACAAGCGTTGGCGTATGTTAAACAAGCCTATGCAACTAATAAAGCAAATGGAACGCTTGTAACCGTTAAGCCTATTGTATCAGATGACAAATTAAAAGAAGCTGAAGCAGTTGTTACTCCTACAAACCAAATAAGTTTTGTTACAACCACCGAAGTACCAGCACAATAAGGAGAAAAATACATGGTTTATCAAAAAACTAATTGGACAAACGGTATGGTTATTTCATCCGACGCTCTCAATAACCTAGAAGAAGGTGTTAGCGATATTTCTTTGAACAACCAAGAAATTGGTTTTCAACAAGTTATTGAAAAAAAGAAAAATTTATTGCAAAAGTCCTCTGAATGGATAGGCTTTGGAAAAGTTAGCGGTTTATCAGAAAGCAATAATTGGTATAGTGCTAATGTAAGTACTAGCAATGATGGTATTCTAACATCATCATTTAATAGCAACTCTGACAGTGTCAATAGCACCGTATCTTGCAAAGTGACAGGAATAAACATGGTGTCACTATATTTGGGTTATTTTGCTGATGGTGCGTGGTCGTATATTTGGAAGACAGGTGTCAAGGCTCAAGATGACGGCAGTGTTAGTTTGTCATTAAGTTTTGACGCAACCTATTACGCAGCTCATAAAAATGCTACTAAATTCAGACTTTTACTCACTAATCTAGGGTCAACGAGCGGATTTTCTGGAACGTTAACCATTGATGATATTGTTGTTTCAGAAACTGACATAGAAAATACCGATATATATGACCCTACGTTAGTTGGTGTTATCAAAAATATTGATGGCAAGATTAGCCAATTAGAAGAAAATAATCAAAAGGATAGTTTAGATACAGTTATTTTAGGTGATAAAAACGGAACGAAAAGAAAGATTCAAGTTGGTGCTGACGGAACATTACAGTTGATTCCTACCGTACCAGAACATTATATTGTATTCGGTAATTCTATTACCGTTGGAATAGCTGATAAACCAAGCGGATATTTTGGAATGTGCGCAAGTTCTCCAACTAAAGATTGGGCGCACATTTTCGACGCAGAGGTACTAGCACATAATGCGTCATCAACTCATACGACTTTGGACATTGTTCCATTAGAATCAGCGACAACACAGACTGCTTATGATACCTACTTTTCCAATATTCAAGGCGCCCTTAGATCTACTACTAATTTAATTATTATTCAGGCTGGAGATAATGTCAACACATCTGATAGATTAAATAATTTTAAAACAATTTTTCCACAGTTTCTTAGTTCTATTAAAACGTCTTGTCCAAATGCAAGAGTTGTCGTCGTTGGTACGTGGTTCAATTCTAGTTCAGTATTGCCTGTAATAAAGCCAATTTCACTTAAATATGGTTCCGAATTTATAACCATTAATGATTTAAACACAACAGCTAATCAGGCTACTATTGGTCAAACAATCACTTATAGCGATGGAACAACATCAATAGCACCGGATGGTTGGACAACTCACCCTGGAGATGATGGACATCGTGAAATTGCAAAACGTATCATAGAAAATGTTGATTTTTAATTAAAATTGGTAACGATTTGGTAATAAGTTATGAGGAGTTAAAATGACTAAAAATATCAATGGCGATTTGTACAGTGATCTAATCACTAGTTATGACAGCCGAGCAATGGCAAGCGGTAGTATTCCACGTCAAAAGATTGACAGGATTGTTATTCACCACAATGCCACGACAAATAAGAATGTTGCTATCAATACTTGGTTAGCTAATGGTAGCGCACAAACATCAGCTCATTACGAGGTAGCTGATAAAGAGATTATCGGTATTGTTGGTGAGGGTACAACTGCTTGGCACGCTGGAAACGGTGATATGAATGCACGATCTATTGGGATTGAGAATGTGAATGAAACAGGCGCACCTAATTGGACTATTAGCAACGATACATTTGAGAGTTTATCACGATTGGTTGCTGATATTGCGAAACGTTATGGATTCCCAATTGATAGTACACATGTTATCCCACATAAAGCGGTCGTTTCTACTGCTTGCCCCGGTGGTATTGATGTATCTAAGGTTATCAAACGAGCCAATGAAATAGCTGGTAATAAGACATCATCTAAACCAGTCACACCATCTAATAATAATTCATCAAATAAAGTTAGTTCTATCCAACAGTTCAAAAATGCAGGTAATCACTTTACTAATACTAAACCATTTAAGGTTGATAAGATTATTAAAGACTATGACGGTAACTATCAAGCAATTAGTTACTGGTTAGCTGGTGGTACAGACGCAGATATGACTTTGAACGGTATACCCTTGGCTATTTTAGATAATGTGACTCGTGGAAATAATGCGCCAAGTCAGAATGGAGATTATATGCGTTTTGCTAGTGGTTATGACAACGGTACGATTGACAAGTACGACGCAGCAACCAATGGTGTGGGTATTGTATTTGGCAAGTATGGTATCATATGGTTCAACGCAGACGCATTTATCAAACTATAATTAAATAAATATTTAAAAGCTGATTTTATCAATTGGCTTTTTTATTTTGCAAAAAGTGTTGACAATCAAAATATGACGTGTTACAATTAATATATAAGTTAAAGGAGGTCACAAAAGATGACTAATAAATTTACGGAAGAACAGTATCAGAAGATTATTGAGATTAAGGATAATTACTTTCCATACAGTGCCTTGAAAAACAGGGATAATAAAAGTTTTATTGACTTTTTATCTGAATATAATACAGGTATTTATTTGCTCGTGTTTAATAGGGATTTGGAAAATGAATTGGAAGCTATTGTAACCCCACTAACACGTGAATGGGCGCATGATAATTTTGTTGAGAAGGAGAAGAAATATTATTGGAGAACAAAAAAGAAAAATGATCAAGGTGAATCTCTAACACTTTTTCACGGTGCTGGTGGAGTTGTGCAAATGGTAGGACATGAGGAACCGTTAACCGAGTCAGAAATCAAAGCATGGGGCTACAATCCTGAAATATTTGACAAGGAAGAGGTTTGAAAATGACAAAATATATAGCTTACATGGTAGAACTTGACGGAGTGACTTATTACGTTGATTCTATTGATATGCAACTAACCGCTAGTAATTTCACACTAGCACGCCAATATTCGGGAAATCACTACGACACAGCTTATCTAACACGCCAAGCTTCGTTCAAGGTTTCACGATTGATATTTGGCAGATTAAGCAAGACATTTAAAAGTGTAAAAGTATTTGCAATTAGAGATGATGACACAAAGGAGCAATTATAATGACATTTGACGAAACAATTGAAAAATTAAAAAACCATGATATTACAGATTTGCTCAAAAATTATGGAATAATATCTATGGTTGAAGATTTAAAAGACAATTATGCTACTGATGTTAAAATGTCAAAAGCACAATACCGTAATTTTATGGCTTGGAAAAACGGTAGCACAAATTTCAAAGATTTAATAAATAGGTTTAGATTTGGTTTAGGCCAATTATCTGAAGAACAATTAATGCAAGCATGGTTACACCCAGAAATAATCAAGATAGTTGACGAGGAGGATCAATTATAATGCGAGAGATTAAGTTTAGAGCGTGGAGTAAAATGTTCGAACGCTATTATCAAGACGTGCAGAACGTTTATGATGACGATATTGGAGAGAATTTTCAATATGCGTTAGACAACAAATGTTTAATCATTGAACAATACACAGGCCTCAAAGACAAAAACGGTGTTGCAATTTATGAGGGCGATATTGTAAAAGTTGTCTCACAATTTTGGGGTCAACTTGGAAATAAATACGAAGTTACATTTGAATCAGGTGCATTCTTAGTTCCTACCACAACTTTATATGACATCAAAGGAAGT